GCACAAGCTGACAGAGAAGATTTAAGTAATATCATTTACAACATTTCTCCAATGCAAACACCGTTTATGTCGTCAATTGGAAAAAGAAATATTAAGAACGTAGTGTTTGATTGGCAAACAGAAAATTTACCTACACCAAGTTCAGCTGGACAATTAGAGGGTTTTACACTAGCAAGATCAGCTGCAACACCTACAGTAAGGGAAAATAATGTTGCTATGATTTCAAGCAGAGACGCAACTGTAACAGGTTCGCAAGACGCTTCAGATGCAGCTGGTAAGAGATCAGAAATGGCTCACCAACTTGCTATTATGTCTAAAGCGCTGAAAAGAGATATGGAAGAAGCTCTATGTCAAAATGGCGGTAAGACAACTGGTAATGCTACTACAGCTAGAAAAACTGGTGGTTTTGAATCTTGGATAAAATCCAATTATAGTAAAGCAGCAGCAGGCGCACCGACTGGTAGTGGAACTGCTCCAACAGACGGAACACAAAGAGCTTTAACTGAAGACTTGTTAAAAGATGTTTTAGAGCTAGCTTTCACAAATGGTGGCGAGCCATCGTTAGCAATTTGTGGCCCTGTTAATAAGCAGAAGATATCTGGTTTCACAGGTAGAACACAAGCTAGACAATTTGTTGATGCAAACACAGTAGAAGCTTCAGTATCTGTTTACTCATCTGACTTTGGTGAACTAAAAATCGTTCCATCAAACAGATCAAGAGAAAGATCATTACTATTAGTAGATCCAGAGTTTGCAAAAGTATCTTACCTAAGAGACTTTCAAACTGTTGATATTGCTACAATAGGCGATGCTGAAACAAAAATGATTGTTGTTGAGTATGGATTAGAAGTATCTAATGAAGCTGCTCACGGAATCATTGCTGATTTAACAACTTCATAAGTTTTATAATTAGCTATAAGGGATGTTTCGGCATCCCTTTTTTTTGTGCTAAAATTAAGTATGGCAAAGACAACACTAATAGATCATAAGCAAGGTTATAAATCTGTATTTGCAACAGAGGATGATAAGGTTATTTATCACACGCAACAAAACATACAGCCCACTTTGGATTATGTAAAAAACTTATCTGAATATAAGCCTGGTAAAGATTTTAGACATGTGGCTGAAATACCAATGATTGTATATCAAAGAGCAGTTAGAGAAGGTTGGGCGCAAGACTCAGCACAATGGAAAAAATGGTTAAACCATTCAGACAATAAACCGTTTAGAACATGGAAAGGTAAGGTATGACGTATAACGAACTAAAAACTAATATTGCTAATTTTTTAAATAGATCTGATTTAACAAATCAATTAGATTTTTTTATTGATGCGACTGAGGCTGAATTTAACAGAAGGCTTAGAGTAAAAGATATGATTAAAAGAGCCACCGCAACAGCAGATGCTCAATACATATCATTACCAACAGATTGGTTGGAAGCAATAAACGTACAAATAGACGGTAATAATTTTAGCCCATTGTTTCAACAATCTATAGAATCTTTAGATATTTATAGAAAATCAGTAGACAATGTGACCAATCAACCAATTTATTATGCTTTGGTAGATAACACAATTGAATTAGCACCTACTCCAGACTCAAATTATACGTTACAATTAACTTACTACGGCACTGTAGATGCTCTAAGCGATACGAATACTAGTAACTTTATTTCTACATCATATCCAGATGCTTACCTATACGGTGCTTTAAAACACGCATCTATCTATCTTATGGAAGACGATAGAGCAGCTTTATTTTCATCACAGTTTGAAAAAGCTTTAGAAGAAATGAGAATGGAGCAAGAGAAGGCTGAATTTGGCAAAGGATCTTTAATGCAAAGAAGAAGAACTTACGGCAAACCAGGCAAAAATATTTACGTTTGGAAAAATAATTAGGAGAGAACATGGCAGGATTTAGTGATTATTTAGAAGACAAAGTTTTGGAGCATGTCTTTGGTGGCAACGCTTATTCAGCACCATCAACATTATATGTTGCTTTATATACAGTAGCACCTTCTGATACAGGTGGCGGAACTGAAGTATCTGGTGGCGGTTATGTAAGAAAGACTGCAACTTTTAATGTTTCTGGTACTAATCCAACCACAGCTAGCAATACAGCAGCTATTGAATATCCAACAGCTACAGCTAACTACGGTACAGTAGTTGCAGTTGGTATTTTTGATGCCTCATCATCAGGCAACTTACTAGCATACGCAAACTTAACTGCATCAAAAGTTGTTAGCACAGGGGATGTTTTCAGATTTAACACTGGTGATTTAGATATTACTTTAGCTTAATATCATGGCCAGTATAGGCTATAACAAAGGCTACTACTCAAGATCAAAATATAATGATCTTGCTTTCCAAGCCGAAGCAACCATATCGCAAACTTCTAGCGTAACAGCTACATTATCAGAAGTAGATAGTGCTTCCGCAGTCATATCTGCTACAAGCGGATTTGTTGCTCAAGGCACGCAAATAGATAAAGCAACTGCTACTATATCAGCAGTATCAAGTTTCACAGCAGTTGGAACACAAATAGATAAAGCAACCGCAACTATAAGTGCGGTATCAGACTTCACTTCACAGGGCTTTATTATTATTGTTGGTGAGTCAACCATACAGGCTCAATCAGGTCTTGATGCGCAAGGCCGTATTGTATTTATTGGTAGTTCTACGATTTCTCAAACAAGTGGCTTTGATGCTATTGGTGGTTTAAAATGGGAAGACATAATAGTTCCAGATGAAAACTGGACGGATCAGATAGTTGCAAGTGAAGATTGGCAACAAATAACAGTATCTTCAGCAACATGGAATGAAATAACAAATCCAACTGATGATTGGACTAATCAAACAAAGCCAAACACAGAATGGACTAAATTAGACAAACAAGAGGCAGCTTAGATGGCAGATACATATACAACCAATCTTAATTTAACAAAACCAGAACCAGGTGCAGCTGAAGATACCTGGGGTATTTCGCTTAACGCTGACTTAGATGCACTTGATGCAATTTTTAGCTCCTCTGGTACACAGATTAATTTAAACCCAAACCAAGTTAATTTTGCTGATGGAAAAAAAGCAGTATTTGGTAACTCTTCAGATTTACAAATTTATCATAATGGCTCTAATTCTTATATTGATGATGCAGGACAAGGTGCTTTAAATATAAGATCAAATGGCCTCTTCTTAGAAAAATATACTGGAGAGGTAATGATTACTGCAATCGCAGATGGTGCAGTAACTTTATATCACAATAATAATGCCAAACTAGCCACGACTAGCTCGGGGATAGATATAACAGGTACAGCAAATGTTGGTACTATTGCAAGCACAGGCGATCTAACACTTGATGCTGTAACTAACATCAATCTTGATGCAGATGGTGGTGCGATTAGATTTAAAGATGGTGGTACTTCTTTTGGTGAAATCTTTAAATCATCTAGCAATATGATTTTATATTCTACCATCAGCAATGGTGACATGAAGTTTATGGGTGTTGATGGCGGTAGCAATATAACTGCTCTTACTCTTGATATGTCAGCAGGCGGAAACGCTACTTTTAATGGAACAATAACATCTGGTGCAATTACTTCTACTGGTAATTCACAAATGGCCAACTTGGTTGTTACAGGGGATCTAACGGTACAAGGTACTACTACAACCATAGACACTACTAACCTGGATGTTAAAGATAAAAACATAACACTCAACTATGGTACTGGCGACACTTCAGCAAATGCAAACGGTGCAGGTATTACCATTCAAGATGCTGTAAGTGCTACCCAAGATGCTACCTTAACTTGGAACACAGCTAACGATAGCTTTAACTTTTCGCATGATCTTAACTTTGCTGACAATATAAAGGCTCAGTTTGGTGCAGGTAATGATTTGCAGATATACCATGATGGTTTGAATAGCCATATAAAAGATACTGGTACTGGTGATTTATTAATAGAAGGTTCAGATAACATTTGGCTTATGCAGTCAGGTGGTAACAAAGTATTTTTAAATACAATAGATTCTAGTGCAATAAATCTATATTTTAATAATTCAAAAAAATTAGAAACAACTAATACTGGGGTGCTTGTAACAGGAACAACTACAAGTGGTGGTTTAATTTTAAATGATAATACTAGTTTATATTCAACAGACGCTACACTTTCTAGATACAGTTCATCTAATGGAGTTTATCTAAATGGAAATATAGGTGGTTGGTTAAGACTTAATGGTGATAGAACACAACATCAAAGATTAGATATATTTGGAAATAATGGCGGTGGTTACGCAAGATTACTTACAAATAATAAAAATAGACTAGATGTAGCTAACAATGGAGACATATCCTTCTATGATGATACAGGCTCAAGCCAAGCTTTCTTTTGGGATGCTAGTGCTGAGTCACTTTGTTTAGGCAATACAAGTGCAGGTGCTAAGTTTGATATCAGACAAGATAGCGGTTATGCCATAAGAGCAGAGAATAACTTAGGATCGTATTTCAGAGTTGCAGCAGGAGGTAATACTGAAATAGGTGGTTCTTTAAATGTAAGCAATGCAGGAACAATTATTAATTCAGGGGTTAATAGTGGAACAGCTTTAACAGTAAAAGGTGAAAGTGGTAATGGTTTAAAAACACAATATATATTTGAAAGCGGAACTAACCAATATAATTGGCAACTAGGATTTGCTACTCATGCTTCTCAGACTTTCTCTATTACGCCTTCTACCGCAGCAAATGGAACTACATTTTCAAATCCTGTCCTTAATATAAATCAATCAGGTGCAGCTACTTTTACAGGAAATGTAACTTTATCAAGCACAGCACCTTTACTGTATCTAACAAACACAACATCTGGAACTGGTAAAGCTTGGAGATTTAGTTCAGCTTCAAATGGCAAATTATTTATTACTCAAGAAGGTGTTATAGATGCTGTAACACTTAGCCACACCACAGGCAATGCTGCTTTTGCAGGAACAGTTAGAACAGGCGATGGAACTGCTGCTGCACCTGGTATCCAAGTTGGTGATAATGATACTGGTTTATTCCAACCAACAGATAATGTATTAGGTTTTTCTGCATGGGGTACAGAAAGAGCAAGAATAGATAGTAGTGGAAATTTCTTAGTTGGGACTACAAGCACAACTCCTTGGACAAATTCTGCAAACTCTTCATCTGATAATGGTATTGCTCTTAGAAATGATGGAATAATTACTGCATCTGCTTATAAAGGAACTGCAAATAGTGGTAATGTAGCTATCCTTAATCGTACTGGCACAGATGGAGGTATTTTATCTTTTTATAAATCAGGCTCAACAGTTGGAAGTATTGGTGTTTTAAGTAGCAGACCTTATTTTGCTTCTAATAATTGTGGAATAAGATTGGGTGCAGCAGAAATTGTACCAACAACATCATCAGGTGCTAATTCAAATGGTGCTATGGATATTGGTCATTCAGGCGTTAAATTCAAAGACCTTCACCTTTCAGGAAATGCAAACATAAACAACCTTTATGCCTACAGCTTAATTGGTGCTAGTGACACTAACACATATATTAATTTTGCTGGTTCAGACCAAATGAGATTTTATACAGGCGGTTCTGAAAGAGCAAGAATAGATGCGGCTGGAAATGTTATTTTTGGCAAAACAAGCGTCGATGCAGGTGCTACTCAAGGTTTTGAATTTAGAGCAGACTTAAATGATTTACTTTATTTAGCTAGAGCAGGTAATGCTATAACTCTAAATCGCCTATCATCAGATGGAGACATTGCTCTATTTAGAAAAGATGGCACAACAGTTGGAAGTATTGGTGCAAGTAGTGGTGATATATATATTGGCACAGGAGATACAGGTCTTAAATTTAATGATAGTTTAAATAATATATATGCGTGGAATACCTCAACTAACACTGTTAGGGATGGTTTTACAGATTTAGGTGCAACAACTGCAAGATTCAAAAACCTTTACCTTTCAGGTACAGCTTATGCTCAATACTTTGGCTCATCAGCAGATACAAATACACTCATACAGTTTGCAGGAAGCGATGATATAAGATTCAGAGCTGGTGGCACAGAGCAGATGAGAATAAAGACTACTGGTGTTGGAATTGGCACAAGCTCACCAGTTGCCAAATTAGATGTTTTAAACTCAACTGCTGATGCACCAGTAGCAACATTTACAGGTAATTACACAGCTAATGGTGATGTAGCATTATCTGAATGGCAAAGAAGTGGTGGCGCAGTTAAGGCAAACTTTGCGTATGTAGATTCAACTACAGACATGGAGTTTGGTACAACAACAAGTCATACATTGGGTATAAAAACAGGTAATACAAGAAGGCTAACTATTACTTCAGGTGGTAATGTAGGAGTTGGCACTACTTCACCAAGCAGTAAACTAACAGTTGCAGGTGATATAGAACTAACAACAGGCGACTTGAAATATACAGGTGGTATAAATTGGGATATAGCACATCATGGTGCATCACAAAATATAGTATTCAAAACAACGCCTTCAGGCGGTTCTGCAACAGAGGTCATGCGAATTAGGCATGATGGAAAAGTTGGAATTGGAACGACTAATCCAACTGCTACTTTAACAGTTGGTACTTTGTCTAGTGGTCAAACAGGTAATGTAGTTATTAATAATGAAGGCGGTAATACAGCAACCTTAGAAGTCTTATCAAGAACTAATAGGTCAATATTAAAAGTAGCTGATAATGATACTACTGGTTTTATTAGTGCTGAAAATGGCTTATTTAGTATAGGTAGAAATTCAGGTAATAACTCAGCTAACATTAATATTGATAGCTCAAACAGGGTAGGTATAGGCACAAATTCGCCAGCAAGAAAACTTACAGTACAAGGTGGTTCAGGAGATAATTTACCAGTAAGGATTATTGGTGGTTCAGGAACTACAAAAGGCCATATAGAATTCCAAGATGCATCAACTACAGCAGATTATAAAGTTACGATTGGTTCGGTTGGAGACCATTTAACATTACAAGCTGGTGGCTCAGAAAGAGCAAGAATAGACTCATCAGGTAAGGTTGGAATTGGGACGACTTCGCCAAATGCATTAGCTGATTTGCATGTTGCAGATACTACAGATGCAAGAATATGGTTAGATGCAACTTCAGGAAATACACTAGAGCTATATGCAGGTTCAGGCGTAGGATTATTTAATAGGTCTAATAGTTTCTTAAACTTTGGAACTGATAATGTAGAAAGAATGAGAATAGACTCATCAGGTAATGTTGGAATTGGTACTACCAATCCAACAACGCCACTAGACGTTCATGGAATTGTTAGAGTACAAGAAAATAGTAATACTGCTTTTTATAGCGGTAATTACGTTAGAGTATTTAGTGACCAAAGTTATGGATTTAGAAACTCTGGAGGTCTCACAAAAGCACAAATATCAATGAATGGAAATTCATATTTTAATGGTGGTAATGTTGGAATTGGAACTGCTAATCCTGCTTCAGAATTACATATCAGTTCTTCTGCACCCATTCTGACAGCAACTTCAACTAATACCACTTCAGGGTTTAGGTTAAATGTAGTTGGTGGTAGCAGTTCATTGCTAAGAATACAAGACAATGGCTCAGAACGCATAAGAATAATGCCATCAGGCGACATGGGTATTGGTACAAGCTCACCAAGCGAAAAGCTACACGTTCTTGGTAACACTAAAGTAACTGGCACTATCACCGTTGGTGCAAGCCATACTCTTGGTGATGTTGGACAAACAGATGATTTTATTATTCAGTCTTCTGAAAATAACAACCTTATTCTTAAAGCAGGTGTTGACTCAGATTCATTAATACTTAAAACAACAAATACAGCTCTTACCATTAATCCTGAAGGTAAGATCACAATAGAAGAAGAGACTACTATTGATGATGATATTAATTTAAGTCTTTCTGGAAGCGTTAAAGGTAAAGTTGGTGTATCAGGTTCTCTAGGCGATGATATATATATTGCAAGTGGTACTACAAGTAGTGCAGGTTTTGGTCTTAGATTTATAGATTACAATGTAACTGAAGCAGCGCTACCTTGTAGGGGTGATGGTAGCACAGCAGATAATCTTATGGACTTAGGTAACTCAGGTTCAAGATTTGATGATATTTACGCAACTAATGGAACTATCAACACTTCAGATAGAAACGAGAAACAAGACATACAAGCCTTAACAGAAGCAGAGCAAAGAGTAGCTACAGCATGTAAAGGTTTAATAAAAAGATTCAGATGGCAAGATGCAGTAGAGAAAAAAGGCGATGATGCTAGATACCACTTTGGTGTTATAGCTCAAGACTTACAAGATGCGTTTGAAGCTGAAGGATTAGATGCAGGTGATTATGGTATGTTTATATCTAGCACCTGGACTGATAATGAAGGAAACGAGCAAACTAGGCTTGGAGTAAGGTATAATGAACTCCTAGCTTTCATAATTACAACTTTATAGGAGAACAAGATGGCAAATACATACGAATGGGACTGTAAAACAGTTGACGTGTATCCAGAATACGAGGATCACACAGACACAGTATACAATGTCCACTGGAGACTTAACGCAACAAGCAGCGAAAAGCACGAAGTAGATGGAGAGGAAGTACCATATACAGCTAGTGTTTATGGCACTCAATCATTATCTTTAGAAGATATTGGTACAGACTTTATACCTTTTGAAGACTTAACTAATGCAATAGTTACTGGCTGGGTTGAAGGTCTAATGGGTGAAGAAGAAGTAACAAACTTAAAATCTTCTTTAGATTCAAACATTGATGAACAAATTAACCCTACTACTGAAACAAAAACAATAGGAGGCTAACATGGAGACGCTTTTTCAATTTATTATTATATTTGGAGTGATATGCTTTATAATAAATAAAGTAAAACCAGAATGGATAGATCAAATACTATCTAAATTTAAGAAGTAAGCATTATGGCAGATACCTATACCACTAATTTGAATCTAAGAAAACCACAAGTAGGAGGCGCTACTAATGAATGGGGTGGCAGACTAAATAATGATTTAGATATCATTGATGGTATTTTTTCTGCTAACGGCGCAGGTACTAGTGTTGGTCTGAATGTTGGTAATAATAAAACTTTAACAGTAGCAGGAACATTAACCTCTACTGGTACAGCATCTTTTACAACTATTGATGTAAATGGCGGTGCTATAGATGGATCACCAATAGGAGCAAACTCAGCTTCTACAGGTGCTTTTACAACAATATCATCATCTGGCTTGGCCACTTTAAATAGTGCAACAATAAGCGGAACTACCACATTAACTACAGTAGATATAAATGGTGGTGCTATAGATGG